TAATAATTGTTTTTCTAAAGCCTTTGCGCCTTTCAGTTTTATTACTATCGCCGCCACTTGATTTATCAGTTTCTACAAATTGATTTCAATATCGTCTTCATTTCGTCAACGCTCTGTTTTTTAGGCGGCTCGAATTTGGGCATAAAATCAGAAATCGCAAAAGCCTTTTGCTTCTTGCCCCGCCACGCATTTGCCATTGTGCAGGCGATAATTGCACTTCGCATATCCGCGCGTATTTCACCAAACGGTTCAGCCTGTGATAATGCGAGCCATTCAGAAAGCTCCCTGCTGTCAATCCGGCTTAATAATTCTTTTATCGTGCAGCCCAGATGAGCGGCTAATTGGAAGTAGAATTTGCGCTCAGGCCGCCTTCGGAGTTTTTTGCCAGTTCCTCAATATCGTCCGGTCCCAAACCGTTTAATTTCTGTGCAACGGTAAATATACGGTCGAGAGCTTTGGCTGATTTAGCACCGAGAGCATTAACATCCGCTTCTGTAAATATGCGATTACTTTTCTCGTCACAAATTGTTAGCGCACAGAATTTGGCCCGCATATTTTTATAATTCACTTTGCGGGAATCGCCCTTGTGCTCGATAATATCCTGTTCAAAACCATCTCTTTCCGTACCGCTCAATGTACGCACAAAAACTTCACCGCCCCATTCCGGCACTGAAACTTTTTTAGTTTCAGTATCTTTGGCCTTCAAAATCTGCTCTTTTGTTAATACCATAAAATTCCTTTCATCTGATTAACTACGACTGGTCGGTATATGTTGGCGCACCTGTAAATTTCAAAGACACGGATTGTGTCACCTTGTCATCAAAAGGAATCGCATAACCCAGTCCGGTCATAAAACCCACACAGGCAAAACTTGAACAGTTTGACGCCGTTGCGCTTTCACCAAAGCTAATCGTCCACGTCTGCGTTCCCGAAGTCAGGGCCACACTCAAATCGTTAGCAGTGCCGGCAGCCGTACTGTCATAATTCAGTTCTGCCGTCAATTCTCCGGAGTTCAACATTCCTGGTAAAAATTCTCTCCATTTACTGGTCGAATCCATCGTTGAAATATCAACAGAATCCCGTTCCTGGTTCGGCCCACTGATTGAAATAATGTTTCCGAAAGTTGTTGTGGCAGTGCCGTCAGATGCAGCTAATGATGCACCGTAACCTGTTTGACCATCACTCATAAAAATCCCCCCTTATTCTTCATACCAAATTATAAAATCCAATCTTTTACCCCAACGCTCCAAAACTTCAACGCCGGGTATGGTTTCCGACATATCTGTTTCGTCATCTATGAGGATACTGTATATCTTTATATTTTGCGCCGTGCCGCTAAGGCCATCTAATCTTATCCTGACGGCATCGGCCAGATTCCTGACCTCGCTGTAACTTTCAGCCCAGCAGTTTATTTGAAAGCGGGCCGATGTCATACCAAACGCGCCATCGGCTGTATATTCCCGCACGCCACTTATCTGCTGATATGTTATTGCCGGTAGCGATTCTCCCTGTGGTATAATTGCCGGATAAACACTTCTGCCAACTAATACCTCGACCGCAGCATCGTTGATAAGCAAATCATAAACTGCCGCCTCGATATTCATTCCTCATACCAGACCATAAAATCAAGAGACTTGCCCCACCTTTTCAATTTACCAACCGCCGGAAGTATCTCTGACATATCCATTTCATTCTGAAGAAATACGCTATAAATTTTTATGCTCCGCGCTGTGCCGGAATATCCGCTCAATACACCTCTTACAGCATCCGCCAAATCTCGTGTGTCCTCATAATTTTCACCCCAGCAGTTAATAACATAAACCGGAGACGACATTCCGAAAATGCCATCGAAAGTATGCTCTCTTGAGCCGGTTATCTGAGTATATGTTATCGCTGGCAGCGATACCCCCTGCGGCACAAACGCCGGATAAATCCTTGTGCCTGTTATGTCCGTAACACTACCGTCATTTACCAGTAAATAATATATCGCCGCCTCGATACCAAGTTGGGTATCCTGCAAAATAAACGGCGGCGCAAGCAGGCCGACTTCATCTATAAAAGGAATCCACGCCATTAAGAAGCTGCCCCCACGGTTTTGGTCGTTCCGTCATCACTTGTAGTTTGTGTTGTTACAGTAGTCGAATCATTATTTTTATAGGTTTTTAATTGAGTCTTTGTCGAAGTTGTTTTTTTGAAAAATCTTCTCCATAACTGCACGACCATTTGTGGGAATGTAGTTGCCACGGTTGTCGGCTCAGTTACTACGATATTGTCAAGGCCATCTGGAGCAAGTTTTACCGTACTGATTAACTGTATACTTTCGCTATAATCTATATTTAGACTGCCACTCTCCTTTGCATAAAGAATATATTGCACACCCGAAATCCAAGCATCAGATGCTATTGAACAATACCAGTGACCAACAGCTTTGTGCGTAGCTGTACCAGCAGAAGCTTCGGCAGCTTGCCAACTATCATCCGATGACTGAAACCACTTGCCTGCATTGTCTCCAGATGTTGCAATAAGATGAAAAGTTACAGTTCCAGAAGTTATTGCACTACCATCGGCTTTTGCTGCTAAATCCTGATATAAAACATTGGCCTGTCCCACAGTAGCTTCTTGCATAATATACCTCTTATAATTAGGCTAAAGTGATAATTCCATCTCCGTGCCATTGAATGGTAAACGTTCCTCCAGCAACCTCTTTACCTCCACCAAAGTCAATAGAACAAATCAAATCATCAGTTGCTACAGTATCATCATAGAGTACCGCGTGATGGGCCGTAAATGTCGCGTCTGCCCAAGCTGTATCATTACCATCAAATTTTGTAGTAGCTGCCTGAGTAACAGCTTTGCCTGCCAGCTCCTTAGTTTGTTGAGTATACCCGTTTTCCGTAGCAAGTTCGTTGGCGGATACATCACCAATAACATTATCTGCTGCAGTAAAAGAATGACTGTCGTCTAACAGAATAACTTTGATAGTGTCAGCTTCCAAATCAATTATCTTATTCATCAAATTGGCTTTGAAGCGATTATAAACTCCACTTGCCATAACTTATACCTCTGCTTTCTTCTTGTTTTGTTTTATTGACATATCCAAACACGGCACATGAATAATAACATCTTGACCACCATCTTCTCGTGGTATCTCTTCAGCATACGCTTTAATTACTGGTACACCGTTTTCTATTCTATCAACTTCAACAAGTTTATTTCCAATTCGTATTTGCATTCTAACAACCTTTCTTCAACAATAAGAAAGCATAAGCTATAGCGGCAACGCCTGTATCAATCACAGGTGTTTTCAATGATGTAGATAGTGTTAAAGTACTTACAATATGCTTATAATCATAAGTTAATGTTGGTGTACAAATTGCAATAGTCAATCCAAGTGCAGAAGGTGTTATCTTATAATCAAAAGTAATTGTCGGTGCTGTACAAGTCGCTGTTAGTGCAAGTGTAGATGGAGTCATTTTATAATCGTAGGTTAGTGTCGGTGCGTGTACTGTCGCAGTCATCGTAATCGCTGAAGGTTCAACAGTAATTCCTGCCGCTGCTACTACACGCTCGAGTGCACCAATATCAGCTCCGTTGGCTTGCTGTAACGCGCCTATGTCTCTATATCCCATATCTATCCTTATGGACTTGGAGGATTAGTACTTCCTATAAAGCTATCCCAAAAGGCATCTGTAAAACCACTATCTAAACCTTTATCTATTGCTGCTGAGCCCGACCCTAATGTATAATCATCTGCTCCTTCATCCGTAAATGCAGGTGCTCCGGTTACATCACCTCTATCACCAACGCCGTCGCCGGCATCCACTGCCAGCCAGTTAGTTACATTTGTGTTATTATCGTTAAAAAGATTATTGCGAGAAATTACTCTCTCTTTATTATCAGCGTCGCTAAGTATACCTGTACTGCAATCGTAAATGATATTATTTACAGCCGCATTGATATACTGTGCTGCTACATCAGCATCAAAATGTATTCCAATATCTGCATCGGCTTCTCCGTCCGTTGTACAACCTAAAATTACCGCCAAGTAAGTGTCATTTGATTCAAATCTGAAATTAGTAGTACCATTAGCATAGCCTAAACAATGATAAATAACACCATTTTGAGCTGTAATTCCAAAAGTAGTATTTGTATGAGCAATACAAGAAACATAAACTCCAATTTTATCACTGGAAAAACCTACGTTATTATTATAGGCTATACAATTCTCAAAAGCACAGTAGTCATTACTCGCAAAACCAGTTCCACCATTATTATGAGCAGAACAATTTTTGAAGGTCCATTCATTACCACTGTGCGTTTCAAAACCGTGACCTCCAGATGCATTCTTAACCTCAAAGTTTTTGAACACCTGATAATCAACACCAGTTCCGTCAACAATATTAGTGAAAGAAGATTGACCATCTAATGTTACTATGTAACCATCTCCCAAACTTGGCCCGTACCCTTCCCACGTGATTGGTGAGCCAGCAGTTCCACTGACCTCTAAATACACACAGCAATCATTTGCACCATCTTCAGCAGTATAATCGGCAGTCCCTTCTATCCAGACCTTATCACCTGCTGCTACCATATCTGCTGCCTTTGCTAATGTCTTGAAAGCATTACCCTCAGACAGACCGTCTTTTGCATCATCACCATTTACTCCATCTACGTAGTACGTATTGGCCATTAGAATATCTCCATTGGACGTTCTTTCGGCGGGGTAAAGTATTGATATTCTCCGTTATGATACTTTCCATAAATAACTCGTTTGTAGGTCTTCGCTTCAATTACTTCACCATCAATCTCAATGCTTTCAACAGTATCAAGAATATTTTTCTCGAAGATGGCAGTATTACAATCAATCTGTGTACTTTCAGGAGGCGGCTCGCAGTTAGTCATAAAACAGCCAATAAAAGTTCTCGGCGTATCATTATCAGGAAACAATCGAACACCAACTTTCTTACTATCTCTTTCTACAGGAGCAGGTTGAGCAAAGTTACAATCCCTGTATTCAGTGTCGATAACTGCTGTCTCTTATACACATCTGACGCTGCCGACGATCTAC